ACCAGCGGATCGTTGGACAGAATAGCCTGATCCGCGAGGGTAAGGGCACCGTTAAAGTCAATAGCCATTGTGACTTACTCCCTAAAGTTGATTTGGTGTGCGACCGATACCTAACAAACGACTAATAGAACTTAACGCTCCACGCGATTGAACTGGATCGGGTTGAGAGACGACTTGTTGGTTTGAATACGATGTATCAATAGGAGTTGGCGCTTGCATACGTTCAGAAAGCATTCCCGTTAATTGAGGAACAATTGATTCCACAATTCCAGCCACACTATTATGAACGTACTCGGCTGCATCCATAGGGTTCATTCCGTTTTGGATTAACCCTTCATACATATCCATTCCACGCCTAGCATATGGGTACTGCTGCAAAGCGGACTCCCGCTGCTGGGTAACCATGTACTCAGACATTTGATTCATTAGCCGGTCATAGCGTAGCTTGTTAATTTCAGCTTCAGCCTGTGCCTGCGCTAACTCAGGGCTTACTATGTCCTGACTCGTCAATTGATCATATTCTGATCTAATTTGGTCTTCTTGTTGTTGCCACTGCTGTTCTTGTAAAGCACGTTGAACATCTGCAGCAGATTGAAAACCATTAGATTCCAATTGCTGAATAACATCAGACCAACGTTCCAACCGCTCTTGATATTCTCTGCCGGAACGAGCTTGTTCGTTAACTTCACGGAATCGCTCGTAGGGCACAGAGCCGGGTTCATCAGCTAATGTGTCATACAATTGTTGACGTAATGTTTGCTCCAGATTCTCTGGTTCAAACCCATCATCTGTATATACGTCTTCGTCTGAGCCTAACTGCCAATTATTAGATTCTTCGTCGTTTAACGCCCATTCTTGAGGGTCGGCGGCACCCTGTATCGAATCTAATAACGCTTCAGCTGCTCCGTAGTCGCCCGTCGCCACTGCTGGTGAATCAGTGGTGCGCATCACCATCTCATCGGACATTACATTGTACTCCTATTTTCTTGTTCCATGCCAGACATGAACTGTTGCTGGCTCTGCGCTGCCATTTCTTCGTCACGCGCATTACTTGCGATTCCGGCCTTTGCAGTTTCAAGAGCAATATCTGCTTCAAGCTTTGCTTTGATTTCTGCGACCTTCTTCTGAATTTCAATTTGAGCTTTTGCTTGCTCAACTTCTAAATTAACCTGTGGGGCTTGTTGCTGTGCTGCTGCAACCTGTTGTTGCTGCATTGCCATTTGCTGTTCAGCCATCTGCTGTTGCATTTGTTGTGCCTGTGCAAGTTTAGCATTCTGCTCTTCAAGATGACGCAAGATCTTACTTGCTTCCGGCATATTGACCATCTCAACAAACAACTTGTTTGTAGCAGGGTCAGATGGATCACCAAACACGCCCATCTGTCGCAGCAGTGCATACTTTTGTAACCGAGCATCTGGGCCTTCGTCAAGACTTGATCCCGGCACATACACAATGCGGAACTGACCACCGTTACGAATTGCATCAAAACGCATAACGCCTTGTTCAATTTTGTCGGCTGGTAGTTCACCGCCTTCGACGTTACCAATGAATGGAACAATTGCAAATTGGTTTACTAAAGCAACTTCCCATTCTTTGATCTTGGCAGTACTAATTTCTATGTCTGCTCTAATATAGCTATGCTGTGTGTTGTCAGCTTTCTGTAACAATCTAACAGATTCAGCTGGTGTACCTGCTTGAGCCATTCCTTGACTTACGTCGTGCAATCCAGCAATATCCATCATGTCCTTTTCCACCATTTGTAATAGTGGGAAAAGGTCTCCACCTATACCGGGAGCGCGTTGAATACTTGGCGGATTTGATCCACGATTGTAGTAAACTTTACGGTAAATACGATTTTTATCTTCAATGTCATCAGACTGATTATCGTATGCATCTGCGCCAATATTACTTAGGCGCTCAACCATAATGTAATCTTTTTGTGATTCAAACTGTTCTAGCAATCGGCTGTATATGCGGTTATAGGTTGACTGCAACGACGTAAGGTCAAACCCAAGAGAGTATCCATATGGAGTGCCTGATCGTGGTTGCCATCGTAATGGAATAAATGGGAATGAGTCTCGCTTTTCATAAGGCCATACGCCAGCATAGAGCAATACGCCATTTGACGACACAATGTATCTACCCTTTGGATATAACGCTGACGGTTTCTCCCAATACTCGTATACAACTGCACTTAATTTACGTGTGTCGTAATTATTAATTCTTGCAGTTGACGGTGGAACCCAGCCTCGACCTGATCCGTTAGCACCTTCAAGATAACTGTCAATGTAGCCACTATTGTGTCCCATTACTGCATCGGGCTTCACTAGCTTTCCAATGTCACCATAACTATCTACAAACCAAGACAGCGGTTTAATCATGGCGTGAATCATCCAGCGAATGTCATCATCGCGCTTAGCTGAAGGATCAACGTACACGTCAAAACACGGAAGAATTTGCTCAACAATATCTCCAACCTTCATTTGTTGATGACCAAGAATGTTCTGTCCAGTAGCATCAAATTGAGGAACAATTTGTTCGCGTTTTGCATCCCAAAAGATTTTTAAATAGGACGTGCCAGTAACACATGCCCATCGAACACGTTCTTTAAGTTGTGTCTCTCGGCAAAACTTACGGTTGTAGTGATGAACTAAATAGTTAGCTTCGTCAGCAGCTTGTCTGTCTTGATCATTCGAGGATAACGCTACAGCAGAAGCATCAGGAGCACATTGTGTTAGTTTGCCAACAACACCATCAATAAGAGGTCGAATTTTGTTGACCGTCATATAACGGTTTGGTTCATTAGGGTTTTGTAGATTTACTAAGTTACGTGAATTGGTATTAATCCTAAACCATTGACGACCTTCAAAGAAGGCACTTGCCATAGCCCATTCAATTTCCATTTCACTACGAGATCTGTACGCTGTATCAAATTGTGTCTTTACAAAATCAACAACTTTGCGATCTTCTTCTGGTTGATCACCCGGAACAACCTTCCAGTCTTTTGTCTCGACATCAAGTGCAAGATTGTCTTTAGGGTCTATGCCGTTATTTGTTAATGGTCTTGTACCAACGGCAGCAGGTGCTTCTGGTTTAGAAAAAGCACTGACTCGAACGTTGGTACCCATGCCACGATTACGCATTGCCATAGGAATCATTCGACGTATTACATTAGGATCTAATGGAGGCATGCTCATACCCATTCACCAACCTTCTCTATTAACTTTAATAGTTTCTCCGCACGAAGAAATACTAGATCCTTATGAATCACGTACATTCCGTAGCCGTTACCCATCAGGGCAATTATCAAAATAATAAACTGCCATGTTGCCATTATACGTAATCCGTTCCCTTATTTTTCTGCATCCATATCGGTAGATTTTCTTTATTGATATTATGTCCATCTTTTGATGTTTCAGGACACCTAACTGGATTTACGCGCCACATAGCTCCGTAGCGGAAACTATCAATAGCGTGGTCGTTTTTAGTACCATTGTCAATTTCGTCTAGATCTTTTGGGCTTGCCATAGTATCTGACAGTTGTTTAATAAGGTTTGGGCAATTGCGTCGCAAAATACGAAGCTTTGGACGAATAACGCTATTTACGCTTTCAACGTCTACTAGCAATTCTTTACATCGTTGCCAGCCAGCTTTTCTATCTTTAACTGCACGTACGCAGGGCAAACCACGCTCCCACCATATTTCAACAGGATATTCACCAACACGCTCTTCTACTTTCATAGGAGGGAACGTATTAGCCCAGTCAAATGCAATTGCCTCTAACTTTGTATTCCATCCACCACCGCGCTTACTTATTACTTTTGGCTCAGCAAGTTTATGTTTTTCTAGTACCGTCAGCACAGATTCGACTTGTGCACTACTTACTTGTCCGGCTTGATACCATTCATCAAGTACATAAACGTTCTCTCGTTCATCTGAAGCAAATAGTAAAAAGCATGCAGGTGCCCCAGTACCAAAGTCATGGCTCGCCCAAAACCGCCACCACGGCTGTACGTCAATATTGTCAACAACGTGCCACGGCTCACCTGCCATACCGTATTCTTTAAACTCAGGAAAGAACTTACCACCGACACCAACATCATGTTGACACTCTCGCAAAAATGGCAATAATCCAAAGTCTTCTATTTCACGTTGACATACATCAATATTTTTATGAGGCCATGTTGCTGTGCCTCCAGTAATTTTATAAGAGATCCGTCCATCTTGTTTTTCAACTGGCTCATAAGTTAGATCTTTTATTGCAGGGACAATGCGACTTTGTATACGATTCTGCAACATGTCTAACTCGCCACTTAATACACGTGACATAACACTGTTAGAGTGAATAGCATTTTGCACAAACACAATTGCGCAGTCATTAGATTTAGCTGGCAAAATTGTCTGTGTAATTGTTTGTACCTTTTTCTCTACACGATTTACAGAGTCATCTAATTCATCAATGTCGTCTAGGATGATCATGTCTGGACGCAGGTGGTCTAACTTAACACCACGAGCACCAGTATCAAGACCAAATGCAAGGACGTTAAATCCATTGGCAGTTCGTAGTTTTTGAGCGTTCCATCCACGTGAAAACCCATATTGGTTTACAGCGCGTTCAATGCCACACTTTTCCATCACGTTTGCAATATCACCAACGTGTCGGTTTGCAGCGTCTTGAGTTGCGCACACGTACAATACAAACCGCCTTGTAGCACGGACAGCAGTTCTACACGTAATCAACTCAACTGTAGTTGATTTACCACCACCACGAAACCAGCATTCAATTAGAGCTGGAGGAGCTATTCCTTGAGCAAAACTATCAGACCAGTCCCATGCGCGTACGTGATGTTCTCCAAGCTCGGATGATGCAGCATGAGGCGCGTATGTTTTCAGCCATGTTTTGTAATCAAGATCTGATCCCGCAATAGGAAACGCTGCTCCTAAATCAAAATCACCATTGACAAGTGATGACTCAATCTCGGCATCTAGTGCTTGCAATAGGCTAATGGCTAATGATTGGTTAGATTTGATATGTGGCTTTAAATTGCGTGGTGTAGCTTTTGTATTAACTGTCAGTTTCATTTACTACCTCCGCATCAATTATGTCTTCCTCTGCATCTTGATACGTGCGCAAAATCTTTCCAATGCCACCACGTATTGCTTTTAACTCATCAGCATTTTTTACATGCGTTTTAATTACGCCAAATACCTGCATAATTAAACTATATGCTTGATCAACCTCTAGCGTATAAGCCTTGGCATGCATCATACGCTGTTCTGTTTCAATAATGTCTGTACGCTTTTCAATTAACTTTACAACTTCATCAGCTCCACTAAATGCATCTGCTCCAGTTTTTACTTGATTACTAAGTACATCTACAAATTCTTGTACTCGGTCGTAATCTCCACTTTTCAATGCACTCTTAATAGCTTTTACTGTGTCAGCTAGATTATGGTAATGCTCTGTCGTGATGCCTTCAGAAATACTTTCTGCTCGAAGATCCATCAACGCAGTAACAAATGCAACATCATCTCGCAACGACCATAAATTAGGGTCGTCTCGTAACTCTTCAATTCGGTTTAATAATTGTTGATTGACCGAGCTAAATCGTTTTTTGTATGGGGTATATAAACCATGCTCAAATTTGTGATGCGTTGTTACTTTATACAATTCACGTTTATGCTTTGCGCAATATGCTGACGTTCCTGTTACAGTATTTGAGCACTGCACTGTGCCATTATCTGTATTGATTTCAGCTTCACAACGTTTCATGTATTACATAATACCGTCAGTATGCTTACGGTATAAATGAATTTTCAGCTGCACCAAATGTTCGTATGGCGCGTTTAACAGCTGTGGGTGTTTTTCTACTTACGGCTTTAGCTGCTCCTCCGAGATTCTTTTGAGCTAAATCACGTACATCGTTTTCAGCTAAACCGCCTATGTACTTAAGAACCATTGGTAGGTCAATGGTTTCTCCGTAATCATTCTTTTTGCCAATTTCTTTTGTAGCTCCAATAGCTTTGCCACCACCACCAACGGCATAACCAATTGGCATCATCGCATTTTGAACTAAATCAGCTGCTGTCCTAACAGGCATAGGCCCAAGTCTATTTTGATGTTGCATGAATTCTGGTAATGGCTGATTACCAATTAGATTCATAAATCCTTGCAACTCACCGGGCTTAGTCAAGTGCTTTGCAATAAACCCAAATAGATCTGCAATACCCGGTTCTTGACCTGTTCTGTTTTCTTCTTGGAACTTAGGGTTGTAAAACTTATTAATACCGGCTTCTATTGCTGGTGTAATACCTTTATGTAAACCCGGAATGCCAACAACATTAGCATCAATAACACTATTAACTAAAGGTGCATACCGACCAGCACCAACTTTTGTAGCAGCATCTTGCATGCTGTTTAAACCCATCCACAAAAGTTCACGGTTAGTTAATTGCCTACGCGCATTTTTTAATTGCATAGGAGTAGGCATATTAAGTTCTTTGCCGGTCTTTTCATCATAAGATGGCATTGGCCATCCCATTCGTTGTGCTAATTGAATGTATGCATCAAAGTCAGTATCTGTTCCAGCAGCGCGTACAACATTGGCAGCAAGTAATGGTGTTGCTCCAATACCAAGAGATTTGTTTAGTGTGTTACGAATACCTTTAACTGGAGCTTGAACAGGGGCCACAGGCATCCTAGAAGAATAACCCCTGTCAAATCCATGCCTAAAAGCTAAACCAGCATTTTTTGCTTTGTTAGTACCCGGCATACTATTTCCTCTGGCCTCTAATGCCTTGTTCGCCTTGGAGTGCAGCAGACGTTGCTAATCCACCAACACCTAACACTTTGCCGCCTTTAGTAACTGCACGAACAAGACCACCGCGTCGAGCTGCACGAGCTTCAACTGGGAATCCTTCTCGTTTTGCAGTTTTTAAAACTTTGTCAAGATTAGGATCATCTGCATTACCGCTGATAATGCGATCAATGCTTTCGCCAGTTGTTAATTTGCGAGCGATATTAAATCCTAACTGACGCAGTGGTGTGCCCGGAGCAAAATTGTCACCAATCATTTGCACAAAATCTTGATACCACTGATATGCGTTACGTACAGAATTTGGCCCGTTACGCGACATAAATGGCTGCCAAACAATTTGGTCACGAACCGGAGCACCGGGCTTTTGATATCCTTTTCCGGTTGGGCCTTTATCGCCAATTGCTGCAGGTTCATCAACTCCAGCAGATGCTTTTGCACCACGTGTCAATTCATGGGCTAGTTGTTCAGATGGACTACGAGTGCCCTTGCGCAATGCAGCATCTTCTGTAGGTCGGCTAATATTTGACCGAGGAGCAGCTGGACGTGATGTTGCTGGCATTCCAGCTTGTTCACGTAGATCATCTACAATTGAAAATACTCGTGCAGGATTAGACGATAACTCGCGCAATACTTTATGTCCTGCTCCACGTGCATCATCAGTGCCTAGTGTTAGTAATTCTTTTTGGAACTTACTGCCATGCTTGCGAACTAATGCTTCAATAGCAGATGCCATCTTAGTAGCCTCTGCCCACGTAATGTTATCTGGAAGCTTAGTGTCTCCTACACGCCCAACAGGATTAAAATCTTCAAAGACACTCATATTGCCTTTGTATCGATCAAACATATTTTGAAACTTATCAAGTAACCCTAAATCCATTCCAGAACTACTACGTGCTTTATCACTAAGGCTACTAAGATAATTGATCAAGCCACCTTTTACGCGTCGGTATTCATCTGGATCTTTGATGCTACTTCCGATTAACTCATCTGCAACACGATTAATTTCATTGCCAATTGCGCGTGTGGTTTTACCACGACCTTGTGTTCCAACAACTGTTTGCCCGTGAGCACCACCTTCAACATGTTGTTTTCCAAGAGACGTGATAGCTTGTTGTTCTAATTCACCGTAAGCCTTCCACATTGCCAACTCTTTTGGATTTTGTTGAATTTCATATAATCTACGTTGTGCTTCATTACCATCTTTTTTAGCAACAATGCCCGTAAGATCAGTAGGATGTAATCCTCTAAAGTGATCATAGTATTCTGACAATTGACTAATACTTGCAGTCGTCATTGCAGGAGCATCTGTTTTCTTTACAGTGGCTGCATTGATGCGTTGTTGTTCTTGACCACGAGTTACAGAGTCTTCAACATTAACCGGTGTAACAGGGTGCTTTAAGACATCCGCAAATGTTTTACTTGTATCGGAAATGCGAGCTAGTAATTCACCCGGATTTGGATTCTTTGCGCCTAATCCGCTATGTGGTTTACCCGGTTCATAATCATGTGGACGTTGTGGATTTAACACACTATGCCAAATAGCATTTGCAAGATTAATGTCTAATGGTCTATTTAAATCTGTTGCAAATGTAGTTCTGCCAGTAGTTGCTGTTGGAGCTGCATCTCCGGGGCGCACTGGACCTTCAGCTGGCGCAACTCCAGTTGTTGATTTAAGTGTGCGTCCTTTACCTTTAACGTCACCAACATCCATTCGGCCACCCGGTGCAGCCTTCATGGTTCTTTCTACTAAATACTTATACAGTTCTGGGTCTGTATCTTGAACTTCTTGCAATACGTTAAATGCACGTTTGCCGTAATTAGGAATATTTGTTCCACCAGTATTAGTCGTACCTAAATCAATACCAGTCATGTCTTTAAATGCAGCCATGTGCAATTTAGTAGACGCTACAGTTGGAACATAAACATCGGTCTTTGGTTTTGTTTGTACGTTACCTTGTTCATCTAAACCATCTGGTACATTCATCGTTCGCTGTACATTTGAACGAGGGAACATCATGTCAAAATCTTTTTGTGACACGTATGGTTGCAATAATTGAGTTACGCGATTCCAGTTTGTTTTTGCACCGCGCTGCAGTTCTTTGACAGCTAAGTTAGCAGCACGATCAAAATTTGCTTCGTCTGTAGCATTGCCTTGTCGTCCACTAAATAACAAACCTACGTTTGTCATTAGCATCTCTGGTACTTTTAATCGCTTGGCAACGTTAGCGTCAAACGTGTTAGCTGCTTCACCTTTTCCAGCTCCGCCACCACTACGCGCACGTAATACACCTGCAAGTTCGGCCAACATTTTTGGATTACTTGTACGCAATCCATCAACAGCATTAGTTACTTGTTCAGTTAAAATGCGGTTAAGTGGAGATTGTGGGTGAAATGCTAATGCTTCAATTAAGTTTGCTTTGGCTGTATATGACCTACTTGCTTGACTAGATCCCGGCACGTTGCCTTGGCCAGTAAACTGTGACATCAATTGGTTTTTAGCAACAGTTACACCAGCTCGCTTAATTGCATCAACCATATCTGCATTGGTATCTGCTTTAACTTGTGGGCGATCAGCATGAAATTTAATCGCTTCAGCATCATCAGTTTGACCAGATAAATCATCCCATTCAGACTTTGTTTTGTCAGTTCTGATAGCACCAAGAATACCAAGTTGTTGCGATTCACCAAACGACCGTGTCTGAGCTTTTAACGACGTAGTGTCTTTTGTTTGAATGGCTCCTAGTAAAGTGTTTGCTTTATTTGCCCATTGTTTATACGCAGTACCTAAATCGGCAGCAGACCATCCATTTTGCAATGCTGTTTTAGATGAACGCAAAAATCCTGTATACGCTTTAGCAACTTCTGTTAATGCATCCTGAGCTGCTTGATTTCCTTTATTGCTCATGTACGCATCAGCAATTTGCTTTAGTGTTGCATCACCATGCCCAGCATCTGTTCCTTGATAAGTAGCATAATTAGATAACCAACTACCTACAGATTTAATGCCTTTGTTTCCAGACGTAAATGCATCAACATGTTCAATTACACTTGGCAAGCCTGTTGCAAATTGTTGCACGTTAATGGATGGGTTTACTGTGAATGTTGTGCGTGGAACTACGTGTTGTGTAGTCCTTGCAGAACCTTGCTTTACAACACCTTGTCCTGTTTGACCTGATGGCACTGCAGGGGTTGTTACGCCACCTTGTTGTGCGCGTACGACGGACGTTGACTTCCGAATTTTGTTTAATTCTGGCTCTGCAATACGACGCAAAAAGTCAATTTGTTTTTGTGGATCACCTTGTGTTGCACCGCTATAACCAATAGGTGGAGCAACTTCTCCAATATCAATCATTTTTGCAAATGCACCAAGTGCTTCGTCATCATTTGCGTATTTACCACCAGTAGTTTTTACAGTTACTGGAATGCGTGGTGTCATACCCGGAGCAGAGCCACCATGACGTACTTTTTGTACTGGCATGCGTGGTGTGCCAGTCGATGTTGAACTTACACCCTCATGAATAAAACGAGCTAAATCAATAGCTGTTACTTTACGAGCACCCTGTGGTGGGGCAGGAGCACCAGCAGGTTCTACAGGAGCAGTTGGTTCTACAGGAGCTGCAGAACCCATAAGTGCTTTAGTCAACATCGTTACTGGCATACTAATTAACCTTTATACCCTTCACCTATTACCACCTTGCCTTTTTTAAGGTGTTCTTTTTTCTCCATAGCCATTATCTGTGCTTTGGTAGGTGCCTTCTTTAAACCATGTTCTTTCATTTCCATTTTAGATAACTGTTTAGAAGTAGGCTTAGATTTCATTCCATGCTCTTTCTTTTCAATACCTAAAAGTCCTGACCATGAAAGACTATTGATGTGCTTATTCATCCTGTTAATCATAGGTGTAAACTTATCTGTTCTGACCCGGCTTAACATTTTTTACATCCATAGCCTTAGAAATCTTTCCTTGATTTGGATAGTTTTCTTTAGGAACTATTTTTGTAGGTTGTTTTGCGGTTCCACCTGCAGCTTCATATGACTTGCGTGTCATAACACGGCCTTTAACAGGCCCCATATCAGAAGCGTCTGTACGCATTTTTGTTTCTGAAGATGGTTTATTAGATGAATAACTGTGAATGCCAGATTGTCCTGCAGCAAAAGATGCAGCACCCAATCCACCTACTGCCATTAAGCGACGGCCAGTACCTGTATTCTTAGATACGCCTTTACCTTTTCCAGCATCAATAATGTCGCGATCTAAAGGACGTGTTGCATAATTACCAAGATCACGTGCTACAGACTCTTTGGTTGCTGGCCCATATTTATCTCCGCCTCGATGTGCATCACTTGGTGCTACACGGCCAAAGTTAACTCCACGGCGATTAAAGTCATCAAGAATATCAATATTAGGTGGATCATTATCTAAAAATGAATTACCCGGCTGACGTTTATTTCCAGTCATTTCACGCATGCGATCGGTTTGTCGTCCGTAATACGCATTAGCATGTGCATTAGCTGTTGACTTAGCAGCATTTTCATGCATCCGTGCAGTAGCATTTGCATTGCGAATATTTTGATCGGTTAATTCATCATGTGTAGCATTACGCCCACGTTCTGCTTTATGCCCAGCACGTGTGTCACTAGCTAACTTACG